GTGTTGCGAGTCCATTTACGTTGACGGTCACGAGACCAAAACAGATGGCAGCATTAGGTAAACCTAATCCTGTTACTGGTTTAGTTTCGTCTGTACCGAACAATACGTATAAGATTCTGACACGCAAGGGGTGTTTGCCTCTTGCAGGCCAGCCTTATGCTATGTTTATTATCCGAACGGAACTTCAAGTACCAGCAGGTGCTGATACTGTAGACGCTCCGAATCTACGTGCAGGTGTTTCACTGCATGTAGGTGCCTTGACTGCTTTCTCAGCAGGCTTAGGCGACACACTAACTAACGGTGTGTTAGGTTAATAACATTTAGCGCTTACGCGCCATAAGGACTTATATGGACTTCAACCCTGTAATACTTGCTGAACTTCTTAAACTCGATCTTCCTCTCATTGACAACCAAGCGGGCCTGACAGACGACATGTCTGTCTATGAAGCGCGGGTCTTTTCAATGGGTAATTCACTCTTTAAAAAGTGGTTACCGGAAGATTCTTCTGAACTAGAGGCAGTTGCATTGAATGATTTTTATATCAACAACGCTGCTTGTGTTACAACTTTTTCGTTGGAACACGTATCACAAAGATGTGAATCTATAATTCATAGGGCGAGAGCTCTCATGTCTGATTTCTTCTATAGTGATTCCTATGGATCTAATTGCCTAACCTTAGACGGATGTCTAAGCCATGGCAGACCAGGTCCGGGTTCGTCCGTCGGGACTAAACATACTGATTTTTATCAGAAGATGTTCAAATCCAGATTGACGTATACATCAGAAGCACTCTATAGACATTATAGAGCGAACATCTCTACCTCATGGCTACAAGCGGAGTTGATCCGCACAGAAGCTTATGGGCAAGGTGTCGTAGAAGGGAGCAAGCTGTCGACAGTTCCTAAAAATTGTAAAACTAACAGAACTATTTGTACCGAGCCTTCACTTAACATGTTTTACCAGTTAGGTGCTGGCGCTATAATTGAAAAGCTGCTTTTGAGGCATCATAACATTGATCTCTCAAGGCAGCCTGAAATTAACAAGGCGCTCGCTCGTGTCGGTTCGATCAGTGGTGAAATTGCTACCATTGATCTTAAAGCCGCTTCTGATACAATTAGTCTAGGTCTCGTTCGGTATCTTTTGCCTCCTCTAACCGTG